TACTAAAGCATAAGAAGGAACGAAGTTTGCAGTCTTTTGGTTACCGATGTAATCAACTAATTGCTTTAAATCGTTTGTTTCTGCAGTTGTAGTAGAACCAGTTGCAGCACCAGATACAGTACCGAAGAATGCAGCGTTCTCAGCCTTAAAGAAATCTCTTTGTAACATTCTTGGTAAAGTTTGAGTCATGAAAGGTAATGACTTTAACATTTGCTTAGAGAAAGTTGAGAAACCAGCTAAGTAGTCGTTTACAACTTTAACTTCTGTTAAAGAGTAGTTGTTCTCACCTTTATCAGAACCTTCTGTTTGGTTAGCAATGTTGTTAGTTAAACCAGCGTTCTCACGATAGTAAACATACAAACCAGTGCTTGAACGTACAGTAGGGATTAAATCTCTAAAGTTAATGCTTTGTGCTGGTTGGATAGCTGGATTAGGAGCATAAGTTGCTACTGAATCACCAGTTAAGTTACCAGATAAAGTCATTGTCTTAACATCAGATAAATCTAAACGGAACTTACCGTTAGACTTTAAAGACTTCTCCATTGCATCCATGTTACCATCTAATTTCTCCATGATAACTTCGTCAATGTACTTTACTTCTTTCTTAGCAGCTTTCTTTTGAGCAGCTAATTGAGAATAGATTTGCTTTTGTAACTCGTCTTTTACAACAGTTACAGATGCTTTTACCTCTTCGATAGAAGCACTTGTGTTAGCTTGAAAACCTTTAAGGTTCTCTGCCATTTCGTTAATTAAATTTTCCATTTTTTACTTTTTAAATAGATTGTTAAAATGATTGATTGCTTTCAATACGTCTTCATTACTTTTCTCCTCTACTACTGTTTCGGTCGGCTCAACTGATGGCTCGGGTTGAGTGATAGTTTCAACAATGTCAAGTTCTAATAATGCAGCTTGTATTTGTTTTATTTGAATCTCCATTAAAGCAAAAGTGTCATCTGTAAAGGTTCCACCTCTAAATGCCTTAATCAAGTTTTCTAAACGCAAAGATAAAGTCTCCTTGTTTTCTTTTAATTCACCCTTGAATCCAAGAGTTGGAGTTTCTGGGTTAGCACCCCAAAGAACCGCTGAACCTTCATACAGTTTTAATTCTGTAATTGTTCTAACTCCAGTCTTTTGGTCTACTGTACTTTTTAATGTAGTAAAACCGATTGAGTGTTGATTGATTAAACCAGCCTCGTAAAGTTTGATTGCATCTTCGCCACACTCTGTTTCGATTAAGTCAGTAACTGCAACAAGCATATCGCCTTCAACGTACAATTCTTTAGGCTTACCTAAAGTATGTGCCATATCGGCTTTATGGTCTACTAATGACCAAATCATATTCTTGCCCTCTGGTCCTCTTTCTTTTATTGTTTTTGTAAACGCTTCAGCTACGATAATATCGCCATCTAAATCTACGTTTCCTAAACGAGACCAACACGCTTTTACTGTTCTTGTTTCTGGGGTGATGTCTAATATCATTTCATCATAACCCTTTTGCTCGATTTTACTCATAAAACAAAGTTATTATATTTTTTATTATTGCAATGCATCCGCTACTAAGTTTCCAATTGTCATTCCTATTACGTTTCCAAGTAAACCCCAAATTACTCCAGCATCTCCTTTTGGCGGATTGTTTTGTAGTGTTTGTAATTTACCATCGCTACCTCTTACTGCCTCATATCCTAAGGTACATCTGCAATTACATACGTTAGCAGCACGAGCAGTTGAATCGCCTGGATGTAACATATAATCTACAAATGTTTTACCCTTAACCATAAACTTTTCATCCATAGGAACTGTTACTCCGTCCATGTGTAAATGGTCAGCACTATCTCTTGGTATTCTACGAGTTCTGTTATCTCTTGTCGCTATCCATTCTTTAACAGTTACTAAGCCAGTAGACATTGCACCAACCATTGAGCCAGTATTTGCTGCTCTTGATGTTTCAGTTCTTGCTATAAGTTCTGCTCTATAATCTGTAATACCAGATACTCTAAGCATAGGGATTAGTTCGCTTATAGATAAGTTTTGTCTTGCTCCTTGTAATAAGAAGTTTCTTATTTGTTCCTTTGTAGTGTCAGTAATGTCGGATGCTAATTGGTCTAATCCTTTAGTTTCTAAGTATTGTAAAATAACATAAGCAAATAGGTCTGTCTTAGCTGACTTTTGCTCGAATGGTCCAGAATAGCCCTTTGTAGCCTTTTTAACGTCCTTTTCTGCTATTAATGCCATCTTTGTACCCAAAGCAACGTGGAGTTGCTTAATGGTCTTTTTAAGGGCTTTATCGCTTATTGCGTCATAGTCTTGTGTACGGCAAAACGTATCTACTTGCTTTTGTAGTTCTTTCTTGAACTTAGGCGAGTACTGCTTTAATGCGTTTGCATAAAGTTTACAATAGTCTTGCCAAATCATTTACTCTGGTATTTGTAATGGTTGGAAATCGTCAGCTGATTGAAGTGAAGATGGAATGTAAAGTTTTTCCATTTCCGCCTCTGGTATGTAGTCTGGTATTTCAATTCCCATAATGTCCATTTTTTGCTTAGGAGCAATCCACCACGCTTTATCTAACCATTCTACTTGCTCGTTCTTGTTTGCCTCAAGTTCACCATAAATAGATGCATCAAAATCTACATAAATATCAGTTCCTTTATAGCCCCAGTCAGAATGTAGCTTTCTGTTGATGTTATCTCTAATACCAGTTAATAATGGTAACGCACAACGTAATGTCAAAGCCTTCTCGCCTTCTCTTTGGTTATTGTAAGTCTTGTTGTCGCTATCGTTTAATAATTGTGCCGGTACTCCGTAAATATTGCAAAGTGCTTTCATATCCCACTTCTCACTCTCAATAATGTCAAGTTCTACCGGACTTAATCCTATTTGTTTCCAATCTACTTTATATCCACTTACTGCAATAGAGTTAAAGTTACTTGCACCACCTTTCTCACTAACCGCCTTCTTTAATGCTTGTGCTTGTTGGCTTCCACTCATTGGGTCAAATCTATCATCGTTCATAAAAAGAACTCCAGCTGGACCTCCATTCTGAAAAGATGCAACCGCAGCAGTCTTGGCTTCGTTCGAACGAGTCAAGTTTTTCGCAGCAGCCATTAACGGAGATTGACCATATAATTGATTGCCAGTAGTATTCCATTGTGGGTTAAAGTATTTGTCTTGTAAAATTTCTTGTTTGCTAAAATCCCAAAGCGGTCCATAGTTTAATTGATAACCAGCTATCGTTGGAGGGAATCTTTGAATATCAGCTAAAATATACATATACTGTGCTGGTAAAACGTACAACTCATAAGGTTTGCCGTTATTGTTACCGCCTTCTATCATCTTAGCGTACACAAATGAATTACCAGTAACTAATTTGAAACCAGCCCAAGCCTCAATAAAATCTCCCCAAGTATCTTGCTCGTTAGGGTATTTTAATAATTCATTTAATCTACCATCGTTCTTATATAATTCAAATGCTTTGCTATGTAGCTTATGTACTTCTTTCCAGTTCTCAATTTTATCTGGTTGGCTCATTAAAGCCTTGTATTTTTTAGCAGCAACTTCATCTACTACCTTATAAACGTGCCATGGGGCTATCTTTGCTTTATCAGTAATTAACTTTACAATTGAATAAACTATATCGTTTGCTTGGTAACCATCGTTTACAAAGCTAATATTATCGCCACCTTGCCACGTTACTATCCCTTGTTGTATTGCTACTTGTCCGTTAAAAGGAATGTTAGGTAAAATAGTGTTTAGCTTCTGTTTTGTTTTCAAGAAGTCAAATAATCCCATTTGTGTATATTTTAGTCAAAGTTAAAGATTTTATATTAGAATACGCTTACTTGGAATTTAGGAGTGTATTCGAAAATCATCCTCATTGCTAAACAATCGCTAAAGTCTGGAGAACGACCTATCAAGGCTTTTACTTTATCCTTTGGCATTACTCCTTTTTTGCCATCGTTATCTACTGACTTTTGTTTGACTTGCTCTAACTCTTGTATAATCTTTTCTTTAGTTGTGC